AGTGGTACATTGTTAGGTAAATTTGGTCAATCAGGTTTAGGCAAATTGATGTCTTCACCATGGATCAAGAACGCCTTAACAAACGCGGCAATGCAAGGTGGAATCGCAACGCTTACAGGATCAAAGCATCCTTGGAAAGCAATGGGTTATTCCGCACTCGCATCAATGCCATTCACGGCACTGCAGTCCGCACAAGCGGCTAGTGCATTTAACCAAGCAGAAGGACTTACTGGTGATAAAGCAAAAAGCTGGTATGATTTTGCCTTAGGTGATTTTGGTGATTCAATTAGAGTTCCAGGAGAACTTACGGAATCATTTTCTTACGAACCAGAAATGATACCACAATACGAAGGAGTAGGTGGAGCAGGAGATGTAATGACAGGATATAAACCACATCCTACACAAAAAATTAAATATTACGACCCACAATTTACAGCAGGAAAAGATATTTCTCTAGCTGATGCAGGAGTTGATATGTCTTATTTCCTGAACCCAGAGCAGGCAGATAAGTTTAAGGACAATAAAGGATTCGCGGGATTGTTTTCAGCTTTATCCGGACCAGTAGACATGCCGGCGGCTATCGTTCCACAGATTACAGGAATGTATGGCGGAAGAATGACCGAGGAAGAGAAATGGCTTGCAGGAAAAGAAAAACAAATAAGACTATGGGCATTCCAGCACGGAATTCCATACGAGGAAGCAAGGGAAATATGGAAAGACGGATACCGTAATCCGTACTACCAGACCAGAACACCAAAAGACTATAACTTCCAATTCAACAAAGGCGGAAGTGTTCCATACAAGGATGACTATACCGCAGGCGGAAGCGCCGTGGGCCCAGGAACTGGGACATCGGATTCCATTCGGCCCGTGGCATTATCCGACGGTGAATTCGTATTCACCGAGGAAGCGACAAACAATTTTCCAGGAGGGGCAGGCGGACTTTATTCACTGATGAATTCACTTGATCCCAATTCGGAACGACCAGAGGAGGCTAGAGTTTAATGGCAGTCAATACGGGTAACTATCCAACGGGAACAACCGTAGGGACACAGACAAGCGGAATGTCTCCGGAGATGGAGGCTAAATTTTTATGGTACTTGGATCAGGTTGTCGCGAACATGGGAAAACCCCATGCCGGACAAGGTCCAGTAGACGCGCAACAAGTCGTACCATTCACACAAGCACAGCAAGATGCGATGGACTCCGCCATGGATCCGGAAGGATGGAAGAAATATCTTAATCAATATCAGGACCATGTAACAAAAGGAATTACCGATCAGTTTGATCAGACAATCAACCAAGCCAACTTAGGTGCGGCGACGCAAGGAGCTTTCGGGGGAGAGCGACAGCAACTGATGACGGGAATACTCGAGGGGGAAAAAGGACAGGCTGTAGGACAGTCACTCGCGGCAGGATATGGACAGGCGCATGACATGTGGGGGAAAGGAATCGCCCAGATGATGGGTGTCGGTTCAGTACAGCAGCAACAGCAACAGCAACAATCTGATGCAAACTATCAAGCGTACTTGCAAAACCGTATGGATCCATGGCAACGCCTAGGATACATTGGTGACGCATTTTCAGGAACGCCGTCTGGGCAAATGGCAATGACGATGGGAACCTCTCCTGTCAGCAATCCTCTGTCACAGGCATTGGGTGCTGGCTTAGGCATAATGGGAGCAGGAATCGCATCGGGCTACATGACCTAAGGGGGCAGCGTGGTTTCAGGAATAGCAAAACTTCTTTTACAACAAGGTTTAAAACAGGGATCTAAACGGTTCGCGCAACCTCTGCGTGGCGCTTACAAAAACAATCCTTATTTTAAAAACTATGCAGATATCATGACTGGCCAACAAGGCTGGAAGAAAGGAGCTGTAGGTTGGTACGGCACTGATCTCGCTCTTGATACCTTCTCCGATCTACTCCCGGAAAGAGTGCAGGAAGATACAATCATTACTGCAGAAGACTTGGCACCACCTAAATTTCCCAAAGACGGTCCAGTGGACATGCCACCGGAATTAATTAAAGAACCTAAAATTATTAAGACCCCAGATAAAAAAGACACAGCCAATAAAAAAATTCTTGAAGAAGAAAAACAATTAAAAGACGACGCACTCTCCGCCAATGGAACCAGGGTGCAAACAAACCAGGCAACTGTAGACGCCACTAACAATCCAGCATCCGCTGGAATTGACAATGATTCCGTTACCCGTGTGAAAGCCTACAAGGACCTTGTTCGCCAGTTCGTGGGAAGCGGCGATGAGGGGATGCGAATGCAGAAAGGAGCACTGCTCATGCAAGTGGGTGGAATGCTCATGGCAGGAAAGTCTGATGATCCAGGTGTCAAGGGTTTTGTTGACATCATAGGACAGACGGCGATGCAAACAGCGCCAATGCTATTCCAGATGGGCGTGGAGCAAGGAAAGGCGGAACGAGAAATAGGACAGGCCGCATTGCAATTGTACATGCAGGATGTACAGGATGAAAGCAAGCGTACGGGTGACTTTGTCGGCGTATGGGCGAATGAATATGAAAGAGGAGAAGACGGTACTCTTGTCTATGATAAATATACAGGTGCACCTGTGACAAAAAACAGAAGATTGGTGGGCACTTACCGCGCCAACAGTAATGAAATGAATTACTTCTTCGATGAAAATAATTCTGCAGGATATCCCTTTTATACTTTCCAACCATCATCCGGCACAGCTGCTGGAATGACGGGTATGACAGCAGCCGGTGATACTTCAACGGTAATGCTGACGGATGCAGGAAAGGACAGCATGGTTAAGTCCGCACGTTACATTAATGATACCGTTAATGTCATGGCTGATCAAATCATGCCACTCATGTTTGAAAATCCAGACTTGATTGGATTGAAAGGTGGCATCCTTAGAAAATTCGGACCGTCAGCCTACTTCCTTTCAGAAGTGGGGAACGGATTAAAAGCTACATGGGGCGCTAACTCTGTATCACAGATAACGGATGATGAATTTGTTGTTAACAGATCAAGCAAACTTGGTAAGTATTTTGATTCCATCACACCAGGAACCGGTGCAGGAAATGAAGCGGATAAAGCTACCGAGCAATTTGGTGGATCAACATATGGTGTACTTGAAAATCAGACATTCACCAACGGTGTTGGTGAAACCATAGACATTGGAGGAGAATTACTACCGGTGTTTGTGGATAACAGAGGGAAGTACGGCGTTAAAGGTGGACGTTACCTAACGCGTGGCGCACTTGAAAAAATGCTGTTCGATCCACGAAGGGGTCAACTTGCAATTTTTGAAACAACCTTGGGTCTTGCACTCGCAAGAAAAAGACAGCCTACTGGACGTATGCTGGCAGACGTCCTTAAAAGATCTTTCGCGGAAAGTAGAACTGCTGATATCTTTGGCGATGCCAACGATCCACGTGTTGTCATTGGTAACTATGCTAAACTTTATAATGAATTATACGAAGGAATGTCCAGTCAATTGGCGACGGCAGGATATATTCCAAACGAAGAATCAAGAACAAACCAGTACCAGAAAATTAGTTCCATGTACACCATTCCAGGTGCGCAGAACATGGCTAATCTGTATTATAACTTACGAAGAAATGATCCACAATACTCCACATACGCTTTTGATATTGAGGGACCTGGCATACCTTCCTTCTCTTCCTTCATGGGTGGAGACACAGCTGTTGTAAGCGCTGATGATCAGCAGACAAATAAAAGCATTGGTAATGCTTTTGATTATTGGAAGGAACAAATAAGCAAATGGTAGACATAATAAAAAAATATCAAGAAAGTGTCTTTGATGCTATGCCAGAAGATGCAGGACCAGCGGACAAGAAGTTTGTAACAACTTCCAAGACAGGCATACCTATTACGAAAGCTCAAGAAATAGCGGCGAAGAATCAATTCTTAGCGACGGACACACCAAGGGCACCTTTCCAAAAACTTGGAAATCTGCTTCTACCCGGCCAGCCTTTCGGTAAAAGCAACCCGTGGTTGATGAGTGAGGAGGACAAAAAGATTCAAGAGGCACGTGAAGTTAACTCAGCTGCCTACATGAAAAGAAAAAATCAAGTGCAGGATCAACTTGCCACGATATTTGATATGGCACAAAAGAGAATGGAAGAAACTGATAATCCATCTAGAAAAGAAGAATTTGAGAAGATGGCTCTTCAAGCGAAGACTGACATTCTCGCAGCTTCAGGTTTAACTGACGCTGATTTCCTACCAGTGGGTGCAGACACCTACAGACTGTATGATGAGTTTGGTTTGTTTACGAACGAACCTAATCCTTATCCAATGGTCGAAGCTGGAATGTATTTTGCAGGTGGCATTAAAGGATTCAACTATGGATGGAATGGCGGACTGATTAAAAAGTTTTTAAAAGGCGCAGGCAAAGGAGCCGTTAAAGGCAAAGGCGGTTGGATAGGTCGTGGCTTAAATGCCATGGTCCACGGAGCACTTGCGGTTGGTGCAGCTGATTTTGGTTATGAAGTTTTATTAGATGCAATGAACCGTGGAGGGAAAGCCAAAGCTTTCATGTCCATGCCGCGTGCACAAAGGGATAAAGTTGTGGATGATTCCATTTCACCTTGGTTTGATAAAGCCTTGCAGGTAGGGGTGGATCCTCTCCTGAAAAAATTACCCGAGCGTTTAACGTTCGGACCCGAAGGAATCAACAGACCGGAACTGGGAAGCGTGGAAGACATAGTTCCTTACAGACTTAATCCTTTCAAAGCAAAACCCGAAGGAGCACAATCCCGTATTGCCAACGCAGTGGACTCTGCCGTATTTGATGCGGCCATAACAACATCTTTCCTAGGCATTAGACCATTATACATGGGCTTTAAAAGATTTGGTGGATGGGCTGGTGGTTTAAAAACACCTCCTCCTGGAGCCGGCAGTAAAATATACAAAGGAAAGGATGAAGCAACACAAGAATTATATGAAGACTTTGGTGTCTTAACAGGACCGGAACTCATTGCTGCTGATAAGGCTTTAGCAAAATTTGATCCTTCAGACGCAATGTACATTGGCACAAAAGGAAGAGCACTCGCACCATGGGGTGGTCAAACTTTCCTCCCTATAAGAGAACCAGTGCATATGAACATTCCGTTTATCGGAAAAGCGCTAACACGCTTAATGAATTCAAAAGCTTTCAACTGGCTTGGACCAGCAGAGCATAGAACAAAAGAATTATTTCCTGAATTAGAAACAATTGCAGGAACCACTATTCCTAGGTTCGCCCTTTCAGGCAGACCATACCTTGATGCATACATCAACGCTTTCCAACGTGTACCAGCAATCGGCAGGCCAATACAAGCAACACTTCAAGTAGCCGGTGAAGCGCAAAAAGTTCGTATGATGGAAATGATTGGTCGCTTTGCACCTTATGTGACAACGGCAGAAATGGGTGTTGATTATATCAAGCTTGCAGGATCAAAGGCAGAAGGATTTAGGAAGGTTGCGCAGAACTATGACAAACAAATTTTACAGGCTGCAAAATCAGCCGGCGCCATTGTTGATGATACAACATTGGTTCAAACAGCTAAGGAAATTATGTTTAACAGATCCAAAATGGGTGCGTTAAGCACAGAGTTTTCGAACTTTCTTGAAAAACATGTTCTTAAGCCACCTGAAGGATGGACACCTGGAACAACATTACTGACACCGGGTAAAAGAACCATCGGTGATATGTATAAATTAAAAAGATTACTTGATAGCAGTTATGTTAAATGGTCCAAGAGCCCAGAGATAGGAACAATATCAGATGACATTAATGCACTATACAGATCATTTGAAACTGACATTGGAAGCCTTAACAACACACCTTTCTCAAATGTGACTAAACTGTGGACGGAGTATGAAAACTTCTTATCCAATGGAATGTTGCTGTGGGGAACTGACGCGGGGAAGGCACTTGGCAATGTAAAAAGATACGGATGGAACATAGCGTTGGAGACACCGCAAAGTTCCACTAACTTGTCCAAGAATTTATGGAACACGCTTGCGAAGTCAACGGACACTGGCGCATTCGTAGGTGATAACATTCTCGCACTCAGAAACATCGTGGGTGATAAGGCATACCATAGAGGACTGGGTCATTACCTAGCGAATGCATTTAAAAATTCAATGAAGAACGTTGAAGGCATTGAGTTCTTTGATTCAAAAGTTCTTAGTGATGCACTCGGAATCGGCAAGGCTGGCTCCCCTATTCAAGAACTGTTTAAAAAAGCACTACCAGGACCAAAGGTTACTGACTTTAAAATATTTAATCCTAAAACGAGAAACTGGGACCATTGGTATGATGATTTGTGGGGCAAGATCCCTAATGATGTACCAAAGGATCAAATCAAGATGGTTCAAAACACCATGCCTACCTATAAAGACTTTGATAATTTAGTTAAGGTTCTAGATAGGGTGTTCAAGCATGGCATGCCATCACCAAGCACGTTCCTTGCACGTTCAGCCGTGCTGCAGGGACCGGGTGGAGCGTTAAAACAAAGCTCACCTATGGGCACCATTACAGCGGCAGGCGCCGCAGCAGGTGCGGCACATATAAGCGCAATGCTTGCGTTGGTTCCTTTCTTTGGAATGCGTTGGGCCGGAAGGGTTTTTGCCAGTCCCGCAATTATGCGTAACTGGACAAATGCCATGGACGATACACTTCCTACGGTTATCAGGGTAAGAGCTATGGAACGTTTGTTCCAGCAAATGCCTGATGAGTACGAAGAATGGACGGTGACATTGCAGGACATGGAAGAGGCAAACAGGAATCAAAACCTGAGAAACCAAAATAGAAATTCATTAAAAGATTTAGGCAATGCCATAATGGACAACGCACCTGGAGTACTTCGAGGGGTAGAGCAGATGACACCGGATGTTTTAAAAAGACCTGTTGGTGAAACACTTGGTTACCAAAACCAGCCACAGCCTCAAGCTAATATCCAATATGATGACACTTATTCAAGCGGATCGGAAGTTGGATCTTCAATCACGGGAAGCAACGTCATGAATCCTGGTGCGGCTAGCGCGTTATACACGGGTGACACCGACGCGGCACTCGCCAATCAGTACGGTGGAATGAATCAAGGCGGAATTGTAAGCGACCTCAACCCAGTGATGGGGAACGACGGTAAGTTTACAGTGCCACAAAAAGGAATACAGGACAATCCTTTCCTTAAACAAGCGAAGGATAAGGGAATAATATAATGGCCGAGGAAAAAATGTTACAGAACCGTGAGGACATCATCAGGATTGAAGGGCAACTGAAGCTCATCAACCAAAAGCTTGACAATCACATCTCGCACCTTTCAGCAAGAGTTGATACGATCTTCAGGATCGTGTGGACAGTCTCGTTCGGTGTGATGGCGTTGATTTTACGCGCGGCTTACATGGGGATAATGGGATAATGGCAGAAATATTCGGTTCAATGGGATATATTTTCATGGTCAAAGGAAATAATGTTGAAATTCTTGATGCAGGGGCACTTGCGAGGGTTACTAATCTAGAAAAGTATATAGAGGGTGATAAATTTATTCTCACTCCTGGAAAAGTCCAGGAATTACTGAATGAAGGGTATGAAGTGGCAATCGATGATGGTTCAGAGAAAAGTAGTAGGATTAGAAATCTAATTAAGAATACAGAATTCATGAGAGGAGGAAGAGATTTTATGAATTTTAGCTTAGATGAGCCAATGGGTGCAAAACTTTTAAAACAAGTTAAAACAATAGGAAGAAGTAGTATAAGTGGACTAGGAAAAGTTTTACCCAGCATAGCAGGATTTTCAACTCCGATAGGAGCCATTGCCAGTGGATTGCTTTATGCAGGAACTTCAAAACCAGCCGGTGCAAATACTGCCATAGAACCTTATGAAGGTGTATATGCAACAAGAAATATCTTGGACACTCCCATTACAGCAGACAACAGAAATCTACATGATCAAGTAGGAGTTGTTGATACGTCTTTGGGTCCTATGGACAGAGACAGTGGGTTTGATAGATACATGCAGGATAAAATACAAAATCAACGAAATAATCAAGGCATTATGGGAGTCGATGCTAATAGAGAAAGGACTGCTAGTCGAGTGGATCCGCAAGGAAACATCAGAGCTTATGGATTGAAGAGGGGAGGCATAGCGAGTTTACTGTGAACTACGACAAATTATTAGAGTCCGTCAAGAAACACGAGGGGTTTAGGGACACCGTGTACCTCGATACATTGAACAAAAGGACCGTTGGGTTCGGCCACCTCTGCGTGGAGGACCACTGGGAAGACGGGAAAAAATACGACAAGGAATATTTAGAAGACATACTAGAAAAAGATTTACAGTCAGCAATTGATCAAACGCATGACATGTGCAAGGACTTAAAGATTTCAGATAATGCTAAGACCATTATCTGTGAGCAGATTTTTCAGCTTGGGGGGAGGGGAGTTTCCAAGTTTAGAAAAATGTGGGCCGCGCTTCGGGAGGATCCGCCGAATTATTTCGAAGCGCACGTCCAGATGCTCGATTCGCGTTGGGCCAAACAGACGCCTGCGCGCGCCCATGATATGGCAGAACAAATGCAGAACGCAGGATAAGATATGCCAGAGAAAAGTTCTTTTGAAGAAACATACGGAGTTCCTGTAGGACAGGACTCTCCTGCTAGTCTATCATCCATCCCTTATCATGACAAACTAGATCTCTATAGAGATTTAAGCTCTCAGCCTTGGCCTGGAGGAAGGGAATGGAATCTTGGGTATGACAGGGTTTCCATGTGGCCACAAGGGGAAATGGGAGGTCTACAACCCCTCCTTAATCAGCCATTAGATATTGATTACGATAGACTTGAAAAAGATACTAGGGCCAACAGGAAGCATGTTGGATGGGTGGGAGATGATCAAGGACATTACATTCCAGCCAGCACAGCGTATGAAAGAGGATATTTTAACGATCCTAACGCACCGGGAAAAAGCTATTTTGAAACCAACCCGGAGTTCAAGACTTTCTTTCCTTATGATCCCTATTACGCAGGCTTGGACGCGCTTGACGAATGGCAGAAGAGCGGAGAAGGAATATATGGAAGTGCTGATCTACCACAAGATTGGATGGGAGTCTATTATCCGGAAGAAGTTAATGATCCAAACTTTTGGTGGGGTGGAGATGAAATAAATCAACGATTAAATCGAGCAAAGAAAATAGCTATGAATACAGGAGCTGGTGGTCTTAATCGATGGGACGAATTATACGAAAACACGACAGAAGGAGTGAGGGATACATTACTGCATGAAATGCTCCACCATTACATGAATATTCCAGGTCTGGGAACAGAAGGTGGTACTTTGCTGGAAGAGTATCCAGAAGAAGACCCACAACGAGAGGCGTGGCTTGGAGATCCTTGGCATGCGGAAATAGCTCTCGGGGCACCGATGTGGAGTGACTTTTCCTCGCCCTTCACAGATGAAGGACTTCATAATTATGACTTTCAAGTAATGGATCAACAAATGAGACTCCATCGACTGGCAAAGAAAAGATATTTAGAGAAAAAAGAAGGCATTTAGATGTACGGTATACTGAATCAAGTATTAAAAAAAATGGGACGCCCGGCAATGAAGCGTGTCCTTAACATTATCAAGCAATACCCGGAGGCAAGACCGGTGAAAACAATAAAGTCTGAAGGTCGCCCTTACTATGGCGCCACTGAGGAATCACGACTTGGTGCTGCGGAAGGCTTGGCGGAAGGCGCATCACGTTGGCTGGATCCACATCCAGGAACCTTCATGAACTATGTTCGCGGAAAGGTGAACAATGACCCACAAAGATTTAAAAAAGTTTCGGATTTCTTCCGTGCCAATCCAGAGAAGAGAAAAACAATGGATGACTGGTATCAGGAAGTAGGATCCGAAGGATGGTGGGGTCGGAGTTTCCTTGATGACATGATTGATGAAGCGGAGACAACGGCGATGTCACTTGAAGATCTCGCGGCAGCTGAGCTCTCACGTGTCGGCAAAAAACCCTATTCAACATCAGGAATCAACCGTTATTTGACCAAAGAGTATAAAGACTTGCTGGGGGACTAATGTTCACGGGTATTTTAAAATTATTAGCCAAAGCGGCCGCTAGACAAGCGGCTAAAAAATCTAAAAATGTGGTGCGATCACATTGGCAGCAGTATCCCTACAATGAAAAAATAAAACGCTTACCAGAATCTTTAGAATTTTTAAGGGGATGGGCGCACCGGGAAAAAATGCCGGCGCATCTGAAGATGGTAGACCCATCTATGACCCCAAAGGCACTGAAAGAAGCTTTAAAAAATTTACCAACCCACGTT